CGGCACCCTTGCGGCGTTGGCCTGGGCATTCTTGCGGTTGCTGTCGACTCCGGTGGTCACCACACGGATGAGGTGTATCAGTTCTGCCGCGTGCGACGCTGGCGCAACATTTTCGCCATCAAGGGTGCGAGCAAGCCTGGCAAGCCGGTGATCGCTCAGCGGCCTTCGATGGTTGATGTGACCTGGAAGGGGCAGACCGAACGCGGCGGTGCGGAGCTGTGGTTTGTCGGTACCGACACCGCGAAGGACTGGATCTACAACCGCTACCCGTTTGAGTCTGGCCCAGGTGCGGTGCACTTTGCCAACGACCTGCCGGATGAGTTCTTCGCCCAGTGCGTGGCCGAGCGAAAGGTCGCTAAGTACGTGCGTGGTCACAAGCGTATCGAGTGGATTAAGGGCAAGGCCGAGCGCAACGAAGCGCTCGACCTGATGGTGTATTGCCTGGCAATGGCGCATTACCTCGGCATCAACCGGTATCAGGAACACGACTGGGATCGGGTACGAAACTCTCTGGCTCAGGCTGGCTTGTTCGATGAAAAGGCGGTCACCGCCGAGCGTGTCACGGTCTCCGAGCAGGCTCCCGTGATACCGCAACCAGCGCCGCAACCCGTTGCCCCGGTCGCCCAAACGCGACCCGCTGCACCCCCTCAACGCCGCAGTTCAACAAGTGGTTACCTGAAGAGACGCTGATATGTCGTTTACCCCGAAGCACCTCGATGCCATCGAGCGCGCCATTGCGCGCGGTGAAAAGACCGTGCGCTATAGCGACCGCACGGTGGAGTACCGCTCCATCGACGAACTGCTGAAGGCCCGCGACGAGATCCGCACGTCGCTGACCAACGCCGCCGGGCCACGCTCTCGCGTGGTGCGGCTTACCCACGGAGGCAAAGGACTCTAATGGCCCGACACTATCCGACGCTGACCCGTAACGGATTCTTGCTGCCGTCGAACATCAAGGCCAGTTACGAAGGCGCCGGGGAGGGCCGACGTTCGGCCAGTTGGGAAGCCACCGACAACGGCATCAACAGCATCAACACCCCGGCACTACGCAACCTGCGGGCACGTTCGCGGGCGGCGGTGCGCAATGACCCGTACGCCTTCAACGTCATAGACAAACGCGTCAGCAACCTGATCGGCACGGGGATCACGCCCAGGCCGACCACCGACGATGCCGGACTGCGCAAACTCCAGCAGCAGCTGTGGGACGACTGGGTGGATGAAGCAGACGCCGATGAGCTGACCGACTTCTACGGCATGCAGGCCCTTGTGGCCCGCACCGTCGAAACTGCCGGTGAATGCTTTGTGCGATTGCGGCCGCGCAGTCCGGGCGAAGGCTTGGCGGTACCGCTGCAGTTGCAAGCGCTGGCCCCTGAGTTTGTCCCGCACGATAAGTTCGAAGCCGCCAAGAACGGCAACGTGATTCGCGCCGGAATCGAGTTTAACCCGGCCGGCAAGCGCGTGGCGTATTGGATGTACCTATCGCATCCCCGCGACTCGTCGTCGTTGAACGCTGGTTACAACCAGCTGGTGCGTGTGCCAGCTGCGCAGGTGCTGCATATTTTCGAGCCGATGGAGCCGGGGCAACTGCGTGGCGTACCTCGCTTGGCGCCGGTGCTGAAACGGCTGCGCAGTCTGGACAACTACGACGATGCGGTGCTGTTCCGTCAGGAGGTGGCGAACCTGTTTGCCGGCTTCATCAAACGGCCAGCTCCGGAAGCTGGGCCGCAAGCATCAGGACAAAAAGACAGGCAAGTTGTCGGTGGTCTCCCTGGAGAATGACGACGTGCCGGATGGCCTGCCGGCGGTGCACACCGATCGCCATATTCACCCGAACAAGACCGCCGCCGAGTCAGCGGCTAAAGCCCGTTTGGCGGCGTTCAACCGCTCCACGGCCGGTGTGCGTCTGGAAATGCCAGGGCGCACGGACCTATTCGCGGAGCGCTCTATCAATGCCCAGGGCTTTAAGGTGGGGCTCGATGGCGAGTACCTGGTGGATTCGGTGGAGCAGACATTTACCCAAGCCGGCTGGTCCACCACCGTTGAGTGCAACGGCGGCAAAAAGGGCAAGGCCAAAGCCAAAGGCAAGAAAACGAAGAAAGCCGCTAAGCCAGTCAAAGTCGTCAGCCTGGCGTAGCGGTCGCGCACCACAACCCCCGCCAAGTGCGGGCCACTCATTTTAGGAGCTTGTATGACCATCACCCAGCAGCAGTTGCTGCAGATCCTCCCGAACGCCGGCCCTCGAGCCGGTATTTTTTTGCCTGGAGAAATGTAATGGCACGACTTTCCGAATCGCTCGCCGGCGGCCGTAACGCGTTGGCATTCCTGGACATGCTCGCCTGGGGCGAGGGCACCAGCACATCTCCGGCCACTGCCATGGATGGTTACGACGTGATCGTCACCGGCGCCGATCGTAAGCCCGAGGTCTTCAAGGACTTCACAGATCACCCGTTCGCCAAGGGGCGCGCATCGAAGGTCATCAACAGCAAGGGGTTGACGTCCAATGCTTCCGGCCGATACCAGCAGATGCTGAAGGACTGGCCGCACTACAAGGCGCTGCTCAATCTGTCGGACTTCAGCCCTATCAGCCAAGATCTTCTGGCGCTGCAGCACATCCGCGAGTGCCGGGCGTTGCCCGACGTGGTGGCCGGGCGGATCGAAACGGCTATCGCGAAGTGCAGGAACATCTGGGCCAGCCTGCCCGGCGCGGGATACGGGCAGCGCGAACACCCCCTGGATGATCTGCTGAAGCAGTACCGGCTGGCGGGCGGGGTGATGTCGTGACGCCCTGGCAGATTATGGGCGCGATCCTGATAGCGATGGCTGTCAGCGCCGCAGGCACCTGGCATGTGCAGGGCTGGCGGATGGGCAAGAAGTACGCCGAGCAGGCCGGCCTGCACAAGGATGACCTGGCAGCGATCACCAATGCTGCCGCCGCCCAAGCGCGCGTTGAGCAGGACAAGCGCCTAGCCCTGGAGCAGCAGCTCGCCGGCCAGGACCAGCAGCACACTAGGGAGTTATCCGATGCTCAACGCAACCAGGCTGTTCTGCGCGATCGCCTTGCCACTTCTGATGTCCGGCTGTCAGTCCTTCTCGACGCCGCGGATTCAGCCAGTGGCTGCAACGTGCCTGCCACCCCCGGCGCCGTCGGCGTGGTTCATGGAGCCGCGCGAGCCCAACTTGACCCAGCGCATGCTCAACGAATTCTCGCCATCACCAGTGACGGGGACCAAGGATTAATCGCCCTGCGGGCCTGTCAGGCCTACGCAAAAGAAGTCTCTACACAGAAGTAAAAGGAGCGGCCGGGCAGGATGCGTCAACATCCAATCCGGCCACCTTCCCCGCAGAACGTCCCTGCAAGTCCAGCCAAGGCTCCTGCTTCGTGCACAAAGCGGAGCGAGCCTAGAACTGTTTATCCATACAGCAAAGGTCTTGCTTTATATGTCCACACCCATCATCCCTTGGATGGGAGGCAAACGCCGCCTGGCCGACCGCCTTATCCCGCTCTTCCCACCCCACGAATGCTACGTCGAAGTCTTTGCCGGCGGCGCCGCGCTCTACTTCATGCGTCCCCAGGCCGCGCCGGTTGAAGTCCTAAACGACATCAACGGCGACCTGGTGACGCTGTACCGCGTCGTGCAGAACCACCTGGAAGAATTCGTGCGTCAGTTCAAATGGGCGCTCAGCTCCCGCCAGGTGTTCGAGTGGCAGAAGATGACCCGCCCTGAAACCCTCACCGACATCCAGCGCGCCGCGCGATTCTTCTACCTGCACCACCATGCCTTCGCTGGCAAGGTCACCGGGCAGACGTTTGGTACCGCAACCACCGGCCCGGCGATCAACCTGCTGCGAATCGAGGAAAACCTTTCGGCCGCCTGGCAGCGCCTGTCTGGCACCTACGTTGAAAACCTCCCATGGCTTGAATGCGCTGAACGCTACGACCGTGCTCACACCTTTCATTACATGGATCCGCCTTACTGGCAGACCGCCGGCTATGGCGTGGACTTTCCATTCGAGAACTATGAACGAATGGCCGGCTTCATGCGCCGCTGCAAAGGCAAGGTGATGTCCAGCATCAATGACCACCCGGACATCCGCCGCGTGTTCGAAGGCTTCCATTTCGAGACCTTGGACATTCGCTACAGCAACACGAATCAGCGCCAATGTAAGGCTGAAGTCAGCGGCGAGCTGGTGATCATAAACTGGCAGACAGCGAGCTTAGGTCAACTTTTCTAGTCGAGTGGGTGTTTAGGATTGTCCGAATGGTGAAATGTATGTTCAACCGCGTCGGTGAATTCGGGAGCGCTTGAATAAGCATACTATCTTCATTATTGTAGTGGACGGCTAAAACTACAGAGACAGCTTGATGCGGAATTCACTAAATAGCTTTGAACCAAAAGGCCGCGAAAACTGTTTCTGTGGTTCGGCGGAACGGTATGATAATTGCTGCAAGAGTGAATGGCCCAAGCATAAGTTTGTTGAAAAGAATAAATCTTTCAGTTCTCCTGCGCAAGAGTTGAGATATCTTCGCGCTCAAATAACTTGGTATAGGCTGTGTCATTTTGCTCATACGGTTCCCTTAATGAAGCTCAAGGATTACGATGGCTGGATATTAAGTGTAGATATAACGGCTATGCATGATTTGGTGCAGAACGCCCGATTTCTTTATGGTGAATGCGGAATCATTGATTTATATCCTACTATGCTTGGTGAGTTGTCGGGCGCGATTGCAGATGTCAGATGGACGTGGTGTGTGTCTTGTGAGGAGGCACTCTTCCATATGGTAACAAAAAATGACTATGGCGCGGCACGGGCCGTGCTTGCTAAGTATCAATGGAAGGACATACAAAGTTCTGAACTGCTCGAAGTGTATCTTGATGCGCATCAAGAAAGTTTTGGGCATATCGATATCGTAAACGCGGCTACTAGAATAACTGAGTTAACCGATTCGGAGTCATCACGTTTCCATTATCGTTTTCTGGTGGCAATGCAGTATTTCTTATTGAATGAGCCTAGCCGTGCTGAAAAACTTGCACGGGAGGCTATAGATGAATACGAAAATCTCCCAGTTGAAAAAAGGGATGTCCATGGTCGTAGGCTTCTCGGCATGGCAGTAATGCAGCTTGGACAAATTATCAAAGACAATGTGATGCTGAAAAAAGCGATTGAATTATTGGTCGCTGAAGTTGATGAGGAAAGATATAAAAGCAATGCAATAGCAGAGATTTGGATGCAAGTTGGTGAGTGCTACCACCTACTTGGCGAGTTTTATATGGCTGAGAAACTTTATCATAGATCGCTTTCGGTAGAGTCTACTGATCTGGCGAGCATCTACTTAGCTAGAGTACAGCTCGCCTTGGGGCGTCATGATCGAGCCAAAGAAATATTGGATGTCCTCGTTCCAGCGGTGATGAATAGACATAACCACTTCGACTATGCAATCGTTCGCTGTGATGTTGCGTTGGTGACAAAAGATACGTCAGATGTCGGAGATGCTTTGGAATTGATCAAAGGGATCTCTACTAATGACCCATATTTCAAAGATTTAATACAGGGGTTGATTGTAGCGTTGCATGAGCTTCAGGTTGGGAAAAAGTCGGCTAAGGCGAATTCTATTTTGGCTAGGATTAATAGGTATGTGACCCTTAATCCAAATGTGGCGGGGCTTGGAGTTAACTTAAACGCGATGATTCAGGATTATCTTGATAAGAAGTAATTTGTCAGTAAGGTCTTTTCGGGGTACAGGTTAATCGTATGCCCTGTCAAATTTGTCCTTTTCAATCCCGTCGGTCTGATTCCGGAATTGGTTGAATCAATTCGGATCCATGATTTCGAACATTACCAATAGCTGGGTCTACCTTGAACCATTCGAACTCTTCGGTAGGCTCACCCTGCAGCAGCCCCATCTGCTCGGCACGTTCCTTGGGCGTGGCCGGGTCTAGCCATTCGCGAGCCAATTCCGGTGAAAGCGTCACGGGCTGCCGGTCGTGAATGTCCACCATGCCGCCGGCGCTGTCTGCTGTGATGATCACAACGCCGTCGTGCTCTCCGGGTGGATGTTCGGCCCTGGGATACTGTCCAATGGCGGCGCAGAGGATCGGCGCCCGGTCTCGCCGGCGAATCAAGTAGGGCTGCTTCTTGGGTCCGCCTTCATCCACCCATTCAAACCAGCTGTTGATCGCAATGATCGCCCGGTGCGGCCAGATTGCGCGGAAGAAGGGGCCATGGGCGACTTTCTCTACCCGGGCGTTGATCGGTGCGGCGCGATCCTTCGCCCAGTGTGGGCGCCATCCCCAGCGGACCATGTCGGCGTGCAGGTACTGACCTTCCTGATGGAAAATCGCCAGCTGGGCGGTTGGAGCGGCGTTGTAGCACTCGAAGGGTTGGTCGCCGGTGTTATTGACCAGCGCGTTGGGCATGCTCAGCGCCGCCACAAAGTCGTGGATGCCGTCGTATTGTGAAAGTCGTCCGCACATAGCTCGCCCGCCTATCAGATATCTCCTACAAAAATTGACCGCAAGCGCTTCTGAAAGTTAACTGTACATTCGTACAGTATCGGAAGTCGTGCGTGATGAGCTATTCAATTTTAGGCCGTATTGCAGAGGTAGGCCGGAAGCTGCCTCTATGTCTGTTCCAAGTGCCGGCTGGTTTTCCTTCGCCGGCGGCGGATCACATTGAGGCACACATCTCCCTGGATGAGGTGCTGAACATCCGCGCGCCGCATGTCTACCTGGTGAAAATCACCGGGGAAAGCATGCAGGGGGCAGGAATCTTTGACGGCGACCTGGCTGTGGTAGATCGCTCGCTGGAGCCGGCCCATGGTCACATCGTTGTGGCGCTGTTGAACAATGATCCTCTGTGCAAGCGCCTGTGCATTAGGGGAAAGGACGTAATCCTTTTGTCAGAGAACCCCAAGTACCCGCCTCGATATGTACTGGAAGGTGATGAGCTGGCTATCTGGGGTGTCATCATCGGCAGCGTGCGCAGCCATGTCTAAAGTGCCGCCGGTATTCGGTCTTATCGATTGCAATAGTTTCTACGCCAGTTGCGAGCGCGTCTTCCGCCCGGATCTTGCGAAGGTCCCGATTGTTGTGCTTTCAAACAATGACGGCTGCGTCATTGCACGGAGCTACGACGCCAAGCCCTTCGTGAAAATGGGGGAGCCGTATTTCCAGATCAAGGAAAAACTCCGGCAGCACGGCATCGTCGCTTTCTCGTCGAACTATGCGCTGTATGGCGATATCAGTGAGCGGGTAATGACCATCATCGAGTCGATGGTTCCAGCAGTCGAGGTTTACAGCATCGATGAGGCGTTTGCCGATCTCACAGGTATCCAAGGGCTTGACCTGCTCGGCCGGCGCATTCGCAGCCAGGTGCTGCGTTGCACCGGTATCCCGGTCGGCGTGGGTATCGCTCCGACCAAGACTTTGGCTAAGCTCGCGAACCACACGGCAAAACGCCTGCAGGCCGAGACCGGCGGAGTCGTGAATATTTGTGATCCGGTGAAGCGCGACTGGGTGCTTCGCAACACGGACGTGGCCGAGGTATGGGGCGTGGGTCGCCGTATGAAAATGCACTTGGATGCCATGGGTATCAAGACGGCCATGGATCTGGCCAAAGCTGATGCTTGGTCGCTGCGCAAAAACTTCAGTGTGGTGATCGAGAAGACTGCCCGTGAGCTTGCCGGTACTTCGTGCCTGGATCTGGACGAGCCGAACCCGCCGAAACAGGAGATCTGTTGCAGCCGAATGTTCGGCAAACGGCTGAAGGAGCTGCCGCCGATAAGAGAGGCCGTGGCCACCTACATGATGAGGGCATCGGAGAAGCTTCGGGCGCAGAAGTCACTGTGCAAGAAGATCCGGGTCAGCATCCGTACCGGGATGTTCAATCCCGATGAGGCCAAGTACGCAAATGGGGTAGTAGTGGATCTGCCATATTCGACGGATGACGTTAGGCTGCTGACCACAGCGGCCGTGGACGCGCTTGATCGTGTGTTTCGTCCTGGGTTCAGTTACAGCAAGGCAGAGGTCATGCTGCTGAATCTGTGTCAGCCGGGTGAATACAAGGATGATTTGTTCGCAACTTCCCAGCCGGCTGAGGCGACAAGGGTGATGGCGGTGCTGGACGAGATCAATGGACGGTGGGGCAGGGGGATGCTTCGTGCTGCGAGTGTCCCGAGCAATCCTGATTGGGGCATGCGTCGGGAGATGATGAGTCAGAGTTACACGACCAAGCTTGATCAGCTATGGGAGGTGGCGTGCAAGTAGGAGTACGACCGCCGATAGCATGCCGTTGGGAAGAATAGATTATAGAGGGTGACTTAGCACTGGTGTCTGGTTTAGTTGGTCGGCGTTCTGTGAAAACTATAAACAGACACCGTAACAGACACCTTGGAGTAGCGGGGTAGGCTGGAGGCCTTGAAAATAGTGGAGCGGATGAAGGGAATCGAACCCTCGTTATCAGCTTGGGAAGCTTCCTGCTTCCCAAGCTTGTGAAATTAAATATTTGTTGATGCTGTGAGGGTTTGAGCTGTTGAGTACCTAGATAGGAAATGTATCAGGCACGAAGGAGTGTCAGCATATTGTGAAACTTCGGAAAGAAAGTTATCTTTCGAGAAGTTAATTCTTATTTTTGGTTTTTCGCCTTCTTTAAAAGTTATGGAGTTTATATCTGATTTAATTCCTAGTAAGAAGTGTCGCATGAAATCTGCGCAGTTTTTTCCCCTGTAGCTAAGAGCTGGATCTTGGTTAGATAATTGCGTGCGTGATTCCAGTAGGGCGGAACTGCATAAGTCAGAATTTTTTAAATGTGCAAAGACTGAAGATATGTCGTTGCAATCATAGTTGGCTTCAACCTTTTCTAGTGTGATTTTAGTCAATTCATCCGTCTTGATGGATTTTATACTCATTTTTAGTGGCGTTGCGCCATTGTTCGCCATGATATAGTTGGTCTTTGCCCAGACGTTGAATTCAAATGTTGCATCTAAGAATTCTTGTTTTGTTTTTGTAAAAAGTCTAGTGTATTTCTCGCAGAGTGCTGCTAACTCGTTGGCAGGTTTGATATTGAATTCGGCCGATAAAATTTTCTTTAAGCATGCAGTTGAGAAATAGAAATTTTCGACCGCATATCCGGGAGTTGAATAGATTTTAGACGGGTCTGGATTGTTAAACTTGTCGTCATAATCTTTGTCTATAAAGCATAGATATTTATAGGTTTTATATAGGAAGTGGTTTGCTATTGTCTCAAATAGCTCTAGCGCTGGCTTTCTTCCTCCCGTATTGATGCATTCCCATGTGGTGTCGTGTAGAGAGGTATTTATTCTTCCGGAGTAATATTTTTCGTCTTCTCCTTCAAAGATGCAGACAAATAGATGAGGGTCTCCACCCACAATTCTCATGAATTCCATAAATTTAGTAGAGAACTCTTCTGCTTCTTTCGCCATCAAATCTACTCTACTCATCATAGTTCCTTAATGAAAGAGCTGAGGTCAACAGTTTGAGATTTTAACTCATTATGGAATATGAACGGCGAATGAGTAGTTGCAAAAAGAAAAACGCACTTGCCTGAATTGATTATATCTGGAAGCAGAGTCTTCTGCCATTCCATCGAAAGAGAAAGCTCGGGTTCGTCAAAGAAAATACCCAAGTTGTCTTGTTTGTGCAAATAGAGCCTTGAGAAGAGAGAGATTATCTGCTTTTCTCCGGACGACAGCGATTCGATATTTACATCGCGAAGATTCTTTTTTCTAACTATATCTACAGCGACAGTGCTTTCATCATAGCGCAACATTTTGTCGCCAAGATAATTATTACAAACTTTGCAGAACTGCTGTAGGGCGGTGTCATTTTCGCGCTGTTGTTCGTAAACTTTTACTAAGCTAGAAATAAAGTAAACTAAGTGGTCATGACCGTTTAGTATATCTTTTGTTTTAATTAATTCCAAAATTCTATCTTTGCTGCTATCAGAGATGTTGGATCCAACTCTGTCTAGTACGATTTTTACCGCAGCAGGATTTTGAATACTATCAAGCATATGTTGTTCGATCTTAAGGCCATCGTCAACTAGTTGGTTCAACATTTGTCCATTGACTTTTGAAAACCATTCTACCGACGAGCTAAGAATTTCTTTTGTGATTTGCTTTATCCTTGTATCAACATCACCCATTCCAAAGTTTATTGCTTGGTTTAGAAAGGTTTTATCATCTTTTTCTTCATCGCTGGAAAGGTTTCTAAGGTCTTGTTCAACTCGTCTATATGTTGGTAGGTAAAGCACATCAAAAGATACTTTTGATTTGATTGCTTCAAGTTTCTCTTTTGTGTTAAAGAGAGAGCCATTAGCCTCTGTGGCTTCAGTTAAATCACGAACAATTCTCATGATGTGCGATTCAGTAAGGCCGACTAATTTTGCAGCGCGACTCAGAAGTGATGAACGGCGAAAGCGAATTTCGCCTAGGTTCATGTAGCTTCTTAAAAGATCTTCCATCTGCGTTCTACCTAATTTGAAGGATAGAAATTTCGCAGCTGTGCTGTCGGTAGTATCGTTAAAAGCTAGCTCTAGATCACTCTTGGAGATTTTAAAGAGCTCTCCATCAGAGAACTCCAGTTCCATGGACTCAAAATCTATTTTTGTTAGTCTCGATATGTCGGCCGTTACGAGAGAATAAAGAGCATTTAGTACGGTAGTTTTTCCATAACCGTTTTCGGCTACGAGAATTCTCGTATCTGTTCCAAAGGGGATGTCGATATCACGCTCTTCAAATAGTCCATAAATCGCAAATCTTTTGAATATGGGCATTGGTCTAAATCCTTCTATTAGAGTGTGGAATATATGATTGCTTATTCGTTATTTTCTGAGTAAGTGTGTCGATAGTTGTACGGTTTTATGCATAATAAAGTTGACATATTTCTAGGGGCTTTTTCTTAACTATTACCACGCTTCAGGTAGGAGGTTAGCCCTACCAAGCTAAAATTTACTAATCATATTTTTCGAGTTTCAAAAAATTTTTAAAGGTGGTCTGAAGTCAGGGAAACCCGGTCGACCCTTGGGCTCAAACCTATTCTCTGCCTCTTCCCTTAAGCTTGGCTAGCCCCTGCTTGATGTAGCCTGCATTCGCGCCAATTGCCCATAAAGCACCACGAACGTTTTCTCCCGTTGCGCTCCCGCCCTGCTTTTCAACCAGAAGCGTCAGCTCCATTAGGGCGGCTTCAAGCCCGAGTTGATTCTGATACATTCTTTCCAGCACATCTGTTAACGAATACTCATCTGACACCGTACCGGCTCCTTTCGAAAAGGAACAAGCATAGTACCGGTAGTGCCCTTTGTGGGCGGTAATTGCTGCATGCTTAGAAATTGCTAAAAAGTACTGTGGTTTCGAGGGATTAGCCAGGCTGGCGGGGGGGCAGACGAGGGGCTACGCTCAATCTATCATCGGGGCCACGGAAAAGTGGTGGGACGGGGCTTACGGTGGGACTATGTCTGAGGGCATTGTGATCTGGGGTGAAAATGCGATGGATGGGCACTACAGTTCCCTTGCAGCACGAAGAACTGAATCTGTCTGGAAACTGTTTATGAGCTGGTTTCATATTGCCCATCGTATGGCTTACCTGAGGCGATTCTGTAGTGGTCAGCTCGGGAAGCTGATGCCTAGCCGCGATTCGTACCCTTGAGTTTTTTGGCCAAGCCCTGTTTTATGTGGCCTGCGTTCTCTCCAATAGCATCCAGTGCTCCACGGATATTGTCGCCGACCTCTGACGAAGCCCTCTGTTCCACCCACAACGTCAGCTCCATTATCGCCGCCTCCAAGGCGAGCTGATTGTCATAGATCCTTTCCAGGACATCGGGTAGTGAGTAATCACCTGACATGGGGTCGACTCCGTTCGAGAAGGATCAAGCATAGCAGCGGCGGTGGAGAAGATGTTTAGGGCAAAATTAGGGCAGATTCAGGGCCGCCACAGACCGCATGGCGCCATGATCAAAGGACGAAAACATCGTATTTTCGGGCCTTGAGCGGTATACAGAGACGCAAGGAGGGGTTCGAATCCCTATCGTTGACCTGGCTTCCCTACAGCCGCATTCAACCGACTCTGTTGAAAAAGTCGGTTCTTCCAGACTGCCGGCATACAGACGGCTGAAAACGTCTTTCTTGCGCGCAGCTACGCGAAATTTAAGTCCGGAACCCTCTGCTAAAAGTAAATATTTCACTCTCAAACGTGTACTTTTCTGCCGTGGAAACCATGGTCGACTGTTTTCAACAGAATCGACCCAAAGCGGACGGTCGGTTTGGTTCAGATTCAGATTGAGCAAGCCGGGCGCTCGCCCAAACGCTTGACCAACCTTACGAGATATTGAAAAGATCAACGCAAGGGACTTCCCAATACCAACTCTTTTGCCTTGCTGAAGATCTCTACATCTGCGATCACAAACTCGACACTCTGTACCTTTTTGACTGGCTCTCTGATATTAGCTGCATGGACAGAAGCTTGAATTGCGCCACGAAAAGGGGAGTGCCCGGGCGCCACAACCAATCTAAGTTCAAAAGTTTCGGGCTCATCTTGGTGACGCCACTGTTCGCATTCGAACTCAACCCGAACCAACGGGGAATCGGGACGGCCATCTTTCCAATAAAATGAATTTGGATTGCGCGCTTTTGAAAAGTTGGAAAAATCGCGGAATAGGGGCTCGTGAGCCGTCGCAGTGAATTGGCCCCTTGCGACTCCAAAGTCAAATGGCATTTTGCTATCCGCAACCCATCTGCCTTGTGGAGTATACGGTGGTGTTCTCAGTTGCGGTGTTTGCTCACCTTCAATATCATCATCCTCTCTCGGTAGTCCCATAAATCCAAAATTTCTAGATAAGCTTTCAAAGCTGATATTTACACTTGTGGCTGGGCTCGCTCCAATGTTCCTTAGTGTTGTGCTTACAACCCACATCTCTTCAATCTTGTTTAGGCTTTCATGAAGAACGGCGAGAGTGTCGCAACAATCGTTGACCCATTTAATATATTGATCCTTGTATTTGGATATTTCCTCGTCGGTAGCAGGTACGAATCGTTCAATTTGGTGGTTGCCGAATATAGAAAGTTTACTGCTAGTTCTTTCCGCGATTTCGATTGGGCCAAAGCTAGTGCTGATCGGATTACGGGATTTGAGTATTTCCATCAGATCTGATAATTGCGCCGAATTGAGTGCAATATAATTTATCCGCGTGAATTTCCACGGTATGTCATTGAAAGTAATATTGCATTGGGGTTCGCTATTTTTTATTCGCGTTAAATCGGCTTCCAACTCCCGAATTCGCTTCTGTTCCTCGTCATGTTCTGCGGTAAGTAACCAGTCATCGGGTACGGGTCGAAAAGGCACCCCTACTCGTTTGGACATTAGTAATGGCCCGGTATCGTGGGATAGCAATACGACATCGTGATTGTGATTTTGCTGGTAGGAGTGCGCTATTCCAACTATGTTGTCATCTGCATGGTTGTAGTTTAGTACACTATTTAGCTCTTCAGAAGGTTCGAAATGCTGACCGAGCATTAATACGAGGTTGGGGTTTGAACCCTGTGTTAAGACTTCAATGTCACCGCCTTCTAATAGAAAGCGCCGAAACAGAGCGCTGGCGTTTCTTGCGCGTTTTGCAAGTCGCCCAGGCCCACTTTTTTGATTGTCGACCTCAGTTATAACAGGCCTGGTAACAATTAATATGATTTTGTCATATTGTCCCAGTTGAGTCCAATCTAGTGCTTCTAACTGTTTGCACTGAACAAAAACATTAGTGTCGGGGAAAACGTAGAGGATCCGGGGTGCGACTTCCATGCGAGAGGGTTCCTTATTTCGTGATGTAATGTGTTTACCAGCAAATCCGAGATTTTGCAACGTTGCACTGGGCCTATATACACCCCAGAGCGACCGCTATTAAAGGGTCTATACGCCCTCGGTGAGAATTGAGTCTCAGCCACCCATGGTAGTGGAAAAGGACACCGGCATACTGTATTTTGTGGCGTCATAAGGCGGCCCACGGCTTAGAATCGCAGCATGGGTATGTTTAATATCACGTAGTAGGGTTTTGTATTTTGAACACAAAACCCGACTTTAGTGAGTTAATTCGTAAAAGGGGTAATCTCAGGGATGAAATTGGGAAGCTATCACAATGTGTTCTTCGTAAATGACGCGTTAGAACCGGATTCACCGCCAAGTTTGCGTATTTTGCGCGTTCTACTTGCTTGTTTCGGTACCATAGCGTTAATCGTTTTTATTTATGCGAGTGTTCTTGTATATGAAGCATGGCCAATTGGCGAATACTCGATCTCCAAGGCCGGCACATTTGGTGATAGTTTTGGTGCGTTAAACTGCCTTTTTACTGGGCTTGGGTTTGCCGGCTTACTCATCACTATTTTTTTACAGAGGGAAGACCTTAAGCTTACCAGGGCTGAGTTATCTGAAACAAGAGTTGAAATAAAACTTCAGAGTAGAACCTTTCGACAGCAACAGTTCGAAGAGTCTTTCTATAGGCTTCTCTCGCTGTATCGAGATAATTTGACTCATTTGTCAATTCGATCTTTAGATGCTGGCCAGCCTCGTCTGCATGGCATAGATGCGCTCAACTCAAGATTGCAAAATTTCGAACAAGCCTGTATGAAAAGGCTATCATCTTTTCCTTCCAGCGGTAGCGAACTTGATAAAGATGATTACACATACTGGCTATACAAGAACTGCAATTTAAATTTTCCTAGGCAGGCTAGGTATCTAGAGTCTCTAAATTCGATAATTTCGTTGATAAGGGATGACTGCTATGATCGGGAAAGGCAAGAAAATTATTTGCGAATATTTTCTTCTCAGTTCACTATATATGAAATAAGGTATATTTTTTATCAGGCGTTCTTAAATCCAAATTACGAAAGTATAAGATCGGTATTAAGTTCATCTCAATCCTTTAGTGATCGTTTTTCAATTTCCAGTATTCCAGCCGGCCACTATAAAGCGATGGAACATTTGTGGCACATTAGTCTGTCACAGCGAAACCCAAATGACGACAGATTGTTCTATAGAAGGGATTTTCAAACGGCGCGGACTAGAGAGGCGCAACGGCGGCAAAAAGAGAAAAGAAAATGACGCCCCTAGAGGCATGAGTTTATGGCTGTAATAAACCAGGGCCTTATAGAGGCTTACGTTAAAAGCCTTTCAGGTTATCACCATAGAGCGTGGGTATAGTTGATATAACATGGTTTGGTCTTGGCCTTTAGCAGTGATTTCTGGCAGCTAGTGCGGTAGTTGGCTCGGCGTAGCGAGTAGCTGAGATCTTTTGGCGGTCCGGTTTGGACCACGTAGTGCAGTCGAGCACACCATTCCCATTCGCGAACATTATCGATTGAATCGACTGACTGTAAGCGCAAATGTTGGTTGATCGCTTTTGGCCCAGAGTTTAAAAAAAACGTTTCGCCAAAATTGAAGTGTGCGCATCTACGTTAAATCTGAAATTCATCGGCACGTCAGCAGATGTGGATTTCGTGTAGAAACGCGATTTTCAGTCCGGTTTTGAGTATCAGGCGCGCTCAAAAACGTGTGTTACACGGCCTCGGCCGAAAGCAGTCAAGAGGTATTTCGTAAATCTTTCGCATTTCTGTAGTTTGCGTTCATTCGGAAGGACGCCGGGGGAGGGCAAAAACAGTTCCCAAACTCAAAATGCACCCCTTGCAGAATGCGGCCTGTAGCTTGCTTGGTTGCCATGAGTAATGGAACTCCGGCGGCCTTCAGGACGTCGGCCCGCGTGAGTTTGCATAGCGGTCTTGAAAACCGGCGAACGTTAATAGCGTTCCCAGGGTTCGAATCCCTGGTTTCCCGCCAAGATTCAAACGAAGGCCCCGCAATGCGGGGCTTTTGTGTTTCTGGGCTTCGGCAAAGCTATGAGCGTAAAGGCCGATCATTTCCGCATCATTTCAGGCGGTTTCCGCAACTCGTTGCAAATTGTGGTCAGCGAGTCGGATTCACGATCTCTCCGACGCGGCGATAAACGGTCTCGGTAATCCGCTTGTCCGTGTGGCCCAGGAGCCGGCTTGCATCTCCTAGGTCGAGGATCTCGCTTGCAGCCTTAGGGCGGATGTCGCGGAACTGGAACTTTCGAATGCTGGCTGCCAACACTCCATCGCCGTTTTCTCTGGCGATGGTGAACGCCTTGTCGCGAGCATCGTCGAAGCGGAGACGGAGCATGTGCTTTGTAACCTGCCTACCGTCCTCGGTGACTATAAGATAAGGGGTTGTGACCCCGCGCAAGCGTCTCTGCTCGATCAGCCTCGCCACCAGAGTGCCCAGGTCATTGAGCGCGCCGGAGGCGGTCAGCCGGATGCGCAGCTTCTTGGCCGTCTTACCCTGAGCCACCTGCAGGAACTCATTGACTGCATCCGCCTCACGCATCGACAGCACATCGGCAGGGCGCTGCCCGGTTAGGTAAGCGAGGTCCATCGCGTCACGCAGTTCTGAGGCGGCAATGCCATACACAGCGCTCCAGATTTCCTCTGTCGCGTAAAAGTCTCGCGGTGCCTCTTTGTTCTTGCGCACGCCGGCGGCAGGGTTGTTCTCGGTTAACCCCCACTCCCGTGCGATGTTGTAGATGTGCGAGAGCAGGGAGATCTCGCGGTTGGCTCGCACCTTGGCGGTTCGGCCGTCTCGGTACTGGGCAATGATCTGCGGCGTCACCGCGTCGATGGGCGCATCGCAGAAGGCTTTTCGCAGTTGCTTCAGGCTCAGCAGGTTATCGCTCTGCGTCTTGGGCGCTTTGCCAGGGATGATCTCCCGCTCGTAACGGTTGAACACCTGGGCCAAGAGCGCATTCTTCCTCGGCACCGGCTTGCAGTCGAGCTTTGCCCATTCAGCCTTGGCGATATCCAAATCACCTCCGAGCGGAATTTCAACCCGCTTCCCGTCTTCATTCCTCCCGTCGTAGTAATACCCAACCCACTCTTTACCGCCTTTCAGCGTGCGTACACGCCGAATCATTCGCGGCGGCAGGTCCCTGTTTGCCGCCTTTTTCGCTCGCATCTTTTTATCCTACTCGTGATAAGTCCAGCGACCAGGCTTCAGTCGCAACATTTTCTGCTGATGGTTTCACGCCAGCCAGCTTCATGCGGGCGTAGACGCGGCCAACTACCGGTCTGCGCGCACGGGTCAGTACGTACTTCCAGCCATTTCGATTGAGCCAAGCTATTTGGCCAGACGGGATCATGTAGCCTGTGATCGCCGCTATTTCTTCTTCGTTAAGTGTTTCGTTTTGTATTTCCATGGGGGTCCTTTTCGCGTCGGGCGGCAGAAGGTGGCCCGACGCTTACCGGTAGTTTTAGTGAGAGGGGGCTCCTACATCAAAGTGGCTAAATAGGCCCCTGCGATGTGCAACCGTAGATCTTGGCGCTCGTCAAGATCGATGAAGCCCAGCCTAAGCAGGCGGTTGGTCCATCGGTCGTATTCTCGGAAGAAGCGATTTCTAGACTTTCGAGTTTGTACGGGGGCGATTGCCATGACTTCTTCTGCGAAATGTTTCATGAGGCATTCCTTGTTGGGTGAACCTCAATGGTTGATGTGTCGGGCTGTCGGGTTCCCGACTATTTTTTTCTCCGCCCCCCCCATAGAATTGTCCAGAGCGTTTTTTCGGTTGCCGGACTGGTATCAAGCTGCGGTTTTTCGTCGGTGAGTATCAGGAACTCGTAGGCTCGGTAATCAACCAAAACGCCCATAAGCAGATCGGGCCGTGTTCGGCGTTGTAGATGGAGAAGATGAACCCGCCACCACTCGTGGGCCGGTTTGGAATCCAGGCTAATGGTGCCATGGCGCTTGCTTTCACACTGTCTGTGGCGTATCCGGAGCGGCAGCTTCGACATTTCGCTCACTAACTCAAGTGCCTACGCTGTGAGCCAGGAATATGGAAGAGCGCGTCATCCGTGGATGGCCGGGGCGGGGATGCCCACGAACTATTGGCATCCCGCCACACTCGCATCGACTGGATCAAACTGAGTTCTACAGACATGACTGCACCTTGCTGTAATAGAGGCTGACATTGAGGAGGGTGTGTAATAGCGCCGAAATCTTGGGGGCAGGAACCATCTCAAACACCACGATCCGCGTAGAAATAAAAAAATAGAATAGAAATTGTCTGGATTTTGCTATATTTAGTTAATTTTTCATGGGGGATACGAAGTGTTCGAGGTTAAAGCGTCGGTTAAGGGTTATGAGGTAGTTAGTACGGGGGAAATTCACGCAGTTGAATGCCCTATCGATTTTGTGGTTGCAGGTTTAAAATTTCGTATCGCTTTTAAGGACGATTCTTCAAGTCAGACGAGTCGCTATGTGTCTGAGATTATTGATCAGACGCTGGTTTTGAATCTCTATAATTTTAATAACTCTTTAGGTGAAGGTGTTTTAGAGCCTCTAGTAATTGCAAGTACGAATGGGCGAAATATTGCTATAACTTTTTATGTATATTCTATAAAAGGTCCTGCCGGAGTGGGGCGTCGTTTTAGCTATGCATTTTTGCTAGCGGAGCAAAAAAATGGCTGAGTTTAATGCGAAACTTGCCGAGGGTGAAGTGGACCAAAAACGTCCTATTCCTCTTAATCATATTGCTGGAACAATAACCCAAACTATCGGTACCGGTGATAATGCAAAAAATTCGATAGTTTGGATGACCATAACTTGGAGCTTTGTCGTGGCTGGCGCGCTCAGTCTCCTATTATTTTCGCTGGTTGTGGCCGAAAAAGACTTTAAATATGTCCAAGAGATAAAATCTGTGTGGTCAGTGTTTATCCCTCTAATCACGCTGGCTCTGGGCTATGCATTCGGCAAGAATCAATAGAAGCGTTTTTTATCAGGCGCCTTGCTTGTGATCTCAACATTTGATTTTTCTACTGCGTGCGTTGGCGAGGGCAAGGCAGATTTAATAGTTAACTTAAGATTCGTCACAGAAAGCTGCCCCCCCCCCTGGCCCACAAACAACATGGAAATCCTTGCTATTACCAATACGCCAGTAGATGAGGCGGTCTGGCCATTGGTTGCCAAGCTTGTCGCGCCATTGGATCGAATACAGCGAAGTCTGCTAGGATAAAGGTCTTAATATTTGAGCCGATTTTTTCGGCTTTCCATAGTCAAATAAGGTGGGTGCGCTTTTGAGCAAGATCAATCCCTTCAAGCCTAATAGTCCAGTATCTGCAGGGATGTTCGCTGGTCGTCTTAAAGAAATCCAGGCTTTTGAAAAAGGGCTTCACCAAACCAAAAATGGGCATGGTACAAATTTGCTCATGACGGGTGAGCGAGGGATTGGAAAATCCTCGCTAATGAATCTTCTCAAAAGTCTGGCGGCTGGATCTGTGAGGCCCGTGACAGCCGACTATAAAAAGTTTAATTTTGTCACTGTTAACGTTGTTGTTTCTGACCGAACAAGCCTTGTTAGTTTTATTAAGCTTATTGAAAAAAACATTAGTCGTGAGCTTGGTAAGATTGAGACAATTCGTAAGTTTCTAGCTGAGACCTGGTCTTTTGTTCAAAGGTTGAAGGTTTTGGATTCTGGTATTGATAAGACGTTGCCAGTTGATGACTCGGATTTGTTGATTGACGATTTTGCCTATTCGCTATCTGAAACATGCAAGCGTATAGCTAGCCCTGAAAAAGGAGAGCAGGGCCGTGATGGAATAGTTTTCCTTATTGATGAGGCAGATAATGCGTCTCCATCACTTCACATTGGTTACTTTTTCAAAACCGTTACTGAAATGCTCCAGAGTCATGGGTGCAGTAATGTTATGTTTGCTGTGGCCGGCTTGCCAGAGGTAGTTGAAAAGTTAGCCAAATCTCATGAGTCCTCTATACGAATTTTTACTCATTTAAAAGTAAAGGAGCTTAACTTCATTGACACTAAGTATGTCGTTGATCGCGGTATTGCGGCTGGAAATGATGTTAATGACTTAAAAACTACGATCGGTGAACTCGCGAAGGATCATATTGCTACGCTTTCTGAGGGGTACCCACATTTTATACAGCAGTTTGCCTACTCAGCGTTCGATTGCAATGTCGATGGCGAAATAACGATGGAAGATGTACTTGAAGGAGCTTTTAGCGAAGGCGGTGCGATTGATTCCATTGGTACACGTTATTATGCGAGCGACTACCATTCAAAAATTAAATCTGATGAGTATCGCCAGGTGCTTAGCATCATGGCTGAAAACATGAATGAGTGGATCAAAAAAAGCGAAATACGTAGCAGTTTCTCCGGTGATGACCAGACACTTACTGATGCTCTGCGTGCTCTAACTACACGTAAAATCATTCTCAAAAATGAATCTAAAATGGGTGAGTATCGGTTACAGCAAAGGGGATTTGCTCTCTGGATCAAGCTTTTTGGATCTAGGAAACACGCTTAACGATCTTCGGTGGTGGGAGTAATCTCCCTCCAGCTGCAAGTTCAAATTTTAGATGATCGCGTCACGTGTGTTGGCCATCGGCACGCCGATCATTGCGACCATCCCTCGATATAGATCTTCTTGCCATCGGCGCGAGCCTCCAGCACCTGAGCGCGGTTAATCGCTGCCTTCCAGGTGAAACACATCCCCATTACTTTGCCGGTGGAGCGTTCGACGACGTGATAGGCGCTGCGGCCCTTATTGACTACCTGGAAGCGAACCTCTTGCACGGGCTGCTCTTTGCCAATCAAGGCATACATCGCGCTGGTGGCAATGGTTGCGCGGACACGGAGAGCCGTGAGCCCTTCGGCGCGCTCTTGAATTGATTGAGGCACATCTTTTTCCTCAGTGTTTGAGTTAGGCGAGCAGCATCGGTTGTGCGGCGCGGCGCACCATTCTGAACTCTGCTGTACGGCGTTCTGGCACCCGGCGATCACGACGCATTGACTCATCACCGATCATTGCGTGCATGGTTATGAGGGCCGCCAGCGCGAAGCACATCGGCGAGATGATCTGGCGGCGCATAGCCTCAGCAATCATGGCGGTCTGGCGGGTAACGCCGAGCTTGAACATGGCGCAGGAAAGGCGCTTCGCTACAGTGCAGGCTGCCACGTCGAACTGGCGGGCAATCTCTTTAGCCGTCATGCCCTGGGCGGTGGCCAGTAGGTACTGAAGCTCTTTAGGCGCAAGGCCTCTACCGAGGCGACCCTTCCATGCGCCGCAGGTAATTTCTCTGTCCATTTAGAATCCTCGGTGTGATCAATGTGTGGCCAGCGGCCAGCTCACCACTGCCCAGGTGACGGGCTTTGCGCTAGGCTGAGCGCTCTCACACATCACAACCTGCAGAGGAGGGCGAACTGCGCATGCGCAAGTTCAGGTTGAAGTTCAAATACGACGCTGACGACATGAATCCGAAGATTCTTGAGACCGACCGGTCGATCAAAGTGGGGGACGCTGTGGAGCTTGAGGACGGGTTCTGGTATGGCGTTATGGAGATTCGAATTCTGAAGCGAGATATTCAGCTAATTCTTTCGAAATCGTCTCAAGATGCAGAGGAGGCAAAGCTTGTAATGATGCAGTTATTGTCCGACTGAGAACTATAGTTGCGAACTTAAGGCAGCTCTGTTTTTCGATGTCGCGGCTTGGATGCATCAATAAGAGTTTCGTCTTCAATCCTGGGTCTCCATAAAACGCCAAGGTCATGAGGGCCGCCTCAATTTTCCCCTGTAATGACGGAGTTAAAGCCCAAGGTTCCGTAATGGTTGTGCCTTCTGGCTGTTGCATTTGACACTCCTCTTAGTCATCCCAAAGCACCCTCGCAAGAAGGTGCTTCAGTGATGCGCTTTGCCTTGACCCGCTACTGGCGTCGGTCACAGGCTCTATCAAATTGTTCTTCCAGCCGCGGCTTGCCCCGCTGGATAACTGTCTTGGCGTTTTACGCTGCACACCCGGGTCAGTTGCCAACCCTCTGAACCGTTGAGGCCGGTTCATCGCTGCCTTCCATCTGGCCGGGTGTTGTCCGGCGACAAGGCAAAATTACAACTAATAATTGTAATTTGCAAGCTTTGGTTGTAATTTTTATCGCAGAAGGATGCATGTTTGTAATTTCACCATGCATGAAAAAGCCCGCTCAATGGCGGGCTCTGGTGATCTGGAATGAAATTACAAATTGGTTAGCGGGAGTACATTGCCCACCAAAACACATGGCCCAGGATGCCAAGCTGCTGCTCCTGGATCTCCTGAAATGTGTACTCCTCATCAGGATGCTCATCGCGATTGAAGCTTCGCAAGCGAATGCCTGTGGGTAGGCGAAACAGTTGCTTAATTCTGAGTTGGCCGTTGTGGTTGATGGCGTACATCTCCCCGTCAACCACGTCCTTCAGCGTATTTTTTCCAACATTGATGCCCACGGTTGCGCCATCCCGCAGTACCGGCAGCATGCTGTTCCCGCTTACAACCACGCACCTTGCATTACTGAATTGCACGCCGTTGTGCCGCAGGTCCTTCTTGAAGAAGCGCAGTCGAGAGCTGTCGCTTTCCTCAATCGCAAATCTTCCAGAGCCGGCCGCGAGCTCAACCTCGCGAAGAAAGGGTACGTAAACCTCATCTTCATCAAGAGGGGTGCTTTCGTCCCAGGGTTCGATTGCTTGCAAAGAGGCGTCAGTAGTGACGCTGCGTGATTCGGCTGGCCCAGATTCGCCCATCAAGTAGGCCACTGAGACGCCAAGCACTTCACTCAGATGCTTGATGCGCGGGTTTCGCGGAGCTGTGCGCCCCGACTCCCATGCTTGGACCGACTGAGGGCTAACGCCAAGCTTGCGGGCTAACTCAGATTGATTGAGTCCCTGCGCTTCTCGTGCTGCGGCTATGCGTGAGGAGGTCGTAGTCATAGAAGCGAGAATACAACCAGCACTTGTAGCGAGCATTGCAATTCTCACTTGTAGATATAATTGAAATTCTGTAACTTTGAATTGTAATTGCAGTTTTAACGAGGACTCTATGGAACCTAATGCAGCAGAGCGTGCGGCTAAGGCAGCAGGCAGCCAGTCCGCCCTTGCTCGCGTTCTTGGCTGCACGCCACAGAACGTTCAGCGCTGGTGTGCCTCCGGGCGAGTGCCAGCGGAGCGCGTGATCTCCGTCGAGCAGGCAACCGGTATCCCGCGTCACGAGCTCAGACCGGATCTATATCCAGATGCCGCTTAGCCGTTCGTTGGGATGATTTTGTACCTGAAGAGCGATGCCAGGTAGTGATCTGGATTAGCTGTTGATTCATCCAGTGCCCAAACAGCAGACATAAAAAAACCGCCTGGCAGGGCGGTTCAGTACAACGTTTTAGCGAGGTCAATAATGATCAAAAACACCCCCCCAGTCAACAGTTCTGGCGATGTCGCGACACTTCCCGGTGAGTCCGAAAAGGTGTCTCGACACGCAGTCACCAATCAATCCGCAGCGATGAAGGCCGCCCTCAAGATTAGCGTCCAATACTGGCATGCCTCCAAGTCTAAATTTCGCCAAGCATGCCTCAATCATTTGAAGGCGTCCTTAGCTTCTGCCCAGGATGTTCCCGCATGAGTACCATCATCATGAGCCTGTGCTGGCCGTTGCAAGGCATGAGTGGCCCGCAAAAAGCAGTCCTAATTTCTCTGGCTGACAATGCAAACGACGAGGGTGTTTGCTGGCCTTCTATTGCCCGAATCTCTGAGCGCACTTGCCTCGCTGAAAGGACTGTTCAGGCCGCCATAAAGTGGCTTGGTCAGGTGGGCATTCTGTCTGTCCGGGAACGGATGGGGCGGTCGACGATTTACACCCTAACCCCCGCATCTTATGCACCCCCGCAGGCGGCGCACCCCGCAGCAGATGCACCACCACCCCCGCAGCTCACGACGCAACCCCCCGCAGCAGCCGCACCCAGAACCGTAATAGAACCATCAAGTGAACCGTCACCTCTTTTTGGCGCCGAGCAACCAACGAAAATTTCGAAGCCTAAATGCCCAACTCAGGCAATCGTCGATTTGTTCAACGCAACGATCCCGGAGTTTCCCCGAGTCATGTTGTTGACCAAGGATCGGATTGCAAAGGTCAGCGCACGTTGGAACGAAAGCGATGTTCATCAGGATCTCAGTTTCTGGGCTGAGTACTTCGCCCTGGTGCGCTCCAGCGAGTTTCTGATGGGTAAGGTTTCGGCTTCTGGCGGGAATCCTTTCCGCTGCAACTTCGATTGGCTGATTGCCCCGAGCAACTTCGTGAAGGTCGTTGAGGGTAATTACAATGCGTGATCCCTACAGCCTGGAAGCCGAACATGGTGTGCTGGGGGCGATGTTCCTGCGCCCTGAGCTGATCGACGTACTGGCCGCCGATCTGGTGCCCGAGGACTTTTACTACGAGGACAACGCCGAGCTGTATCGCGGGATTTTGGCCTTGCACGGTGATGGTCATCCCGTCGATATCGTGACCGTCGGGGTTTATGTGGGGGATCTGCCTGGTGGTGCGAGTTCGTTTGCCTATGCCGCAGAAATTGCCCGCAATACGCCAAGCGTTGCAAACGCCGCTTCCTACGCGGGAACAGTTCGTGAGCGCAGCCTGGATAGGTCGATCATCGAGCTGAGCGTGCGGATCAACGACATTGCCTACGGTAACCAGCCGGCGGCTGACAAGGTTGCAGCGGTACAGGCTGAGTCCCACGCCATTGACAGCCAATCGGCAACATCCGAAGTGGTCAAGGCTGAGGATTTTCTCAACGACTACATCGAGGTGCTGCAGGCCCGGGCTGATCGTGGTGATGAAATTGACGGCCTGTCCACGGGCATTCCTGATTTGGACGAGAAGCTGCAAGGCCTCAAGCCTGGCCAACTGATCATCATCGCTGGCCGCCCGGCCATGGGCAAAACCACGCTCGCCATGAACATCGCGTCTCACGCGGCTATCCGTGATGGGAAAAGCGTAATGGCGTTCAGTTTGGAGATGGATAACACGGGCCTGATGGATCGCTTCATGGCGTCCGAAGGGCGGGTGCCCTTACAGCTGATCAAAAATGGCAAGGCCCCGAACACCCACGGCGCCGAGCTGATGAGTGCCGCCGGCAAGCTCAAGAAGTCGAATCTGTTCCTGTCGGATCGCGCGTCGATGTCAATGAATCGACTGCGCTCGGCGGCTCGCCGCCATAAGCGTCGGTATGGCTTGGACCTCATTGTCATCGACTACCTGCAATTAGTGGAGTCCGACTCGCGCACGTCCAGTCGTGAGCAGGAAGTCAGCCATATGACACGCACAGCGAAGCTCATGGCCCGCGAGCTGGGCGTTCCGGTGATCCTGCTCAGCCAGCTCTCCCGTAAATGCGAAGAGCGGCCCAACAAGCGCCCGCTGTGTTCTGACCTGCGTGAATCCGGCGCCATCGAGCAGGACGCGGACATCATCCTGTTCGTGTACCGCGACGAGGTCTACCACGAACACTCCGAAGCCAAAGGCATTGCCGAAATCATTATCGGCAAGGGCCGTGATATTGCCGGCGGCACCGTTCGCGCCGCTTTCCACGGTCAGTACAGCCGATTCGAACAGCTCGCAGCGGGTTGGGTTGAGCCGACCAAACCCGAAAAGATCAGCAGTCTGGCCGGTCGTTACATAAAGGAAAACAACTGATGGCACCGATTCGCCTGGCCGTTCCGGTCTCGGCCAATTACCGCTATGCGGTTCATTGCTGCGGCTTCAAGTTGGACATGGACGTCATGCCTGACCATGCCGTGGCTTTGTTCGCTGATGAGGCCACGGCCAGGCGCTACGGCGATTGGATGTGGCCATCGACTTTTGAGGTCGTTGACCTACTTGCCCGAAGGGAGGGCAACGTTTGAATACCCAAATCAAAACCCTGACAGTAAAACTGTCGGATGCCGAGATTGTGCGCAACGCTAAGCTTGAGCATGTGCGTAACCTGCGCGATGCAGGCCACCCTGCATTGCACTTTCGTTTTGCCAAGAACCGTGCGCGCGGCTCCTGGTACTTGCTCAATAAGCGCCAATGGCACCGTATTGGCGCCTTTCCCGACCTGAACACCAAGCAGGTGATCGCAGCGTTGCCGGCGGTGCGCCTGCGCGTGGCGGCTGATGGGGCGGCCAGCGTGTCGGGCTGGCTGACCGTCGGCGAGCTGCTCGACTGGTTCGGCGACCGTATGGCCAAGTCGCGGGCACTGTCTGATAAGCGCCGCACGGCCATCAAGTCTGCGATCCACTGCCAGCTCAAGCCGCGGCTGGCCGAAGTCAAGGCCGTGGCGTTGGCGCGGGCCTGAAGGGACCGGCAGTGTTGGCCGTAATTGAGGCCGGCTTTAAGGTCAAAGACACTTACGACAACGCTGAAACCCAGGACGAAAAAGCTGAAGGTTATGGCGCGGCGGCCGGCGGGCTTGCTGGCACTCTTGCCGGTGCGGCGGCCGGTGCGGCAATCGGGTCGGCGGTACCGGTAATCGGCACCATCTTGGGCGGCCTGATTGGTGGGTATCTAGGGAGCTTGGGCGGTGACGCCCTGGGCGGTGCTATCGGCAAGTCGATGTTTGGCGCTGACGAAAGCAAGAAGGTCATGCCCGTGGCCGGTCCATTGATGATGAAGGATGCCGGCAAGGATATCCCGCCGGTATTAGGGGATATCGCCAAGTCGTTCGCGCCTTCGCGCACGGGGCCTCTCATGTTGACCAATCCGGGCCAGGGCGCGTTATCGGCAGCACCTGGCGCAATCAATCCGGGTGATGCCGCTCGCTCCATGATGTTGCCGCAGGCTAGCGCTGACGCGGTTGCAGCGCCACTTGCTGCGGCCGTGGTGGCGAAGGTGCAGCCGGCGAAGATCGAGCCCAAGGTAGACATTAGCGCGCCCTTCATGCTGACAGTGCAAGGCGATGTGAAAGACCCGAATGAGTTGGCGGCCAAGTTGCAGCCGCTGCTGGACCAGCATCGCCGGGAAATTGCCCAGCAGCTCGAAAACCGACAGCTCTACGACGCGCCGCATATCTAAGGGGGGATTATGGAATCACTGGCACAGCTACAGTCCGGCCTGAAATACCTGGCCTCGGCAGGTGAGGCGGGCCGGCGCAGTATCGATGGGGTGATTGGACCGGTAAACGGGGCGATCAGCGAAATCACCGGCGCGGCCAATGAACTGGAGGATCTGCCGTTTATTGGCCCGGCCGTGGGGGAAAAACTTCAGCGAGTCATGCGCGGCATTGCCACTGCCCAGGCCAAGGTTGGCCAGGTGGTGGCCACCTATAACCGTGCAACTCGCGCCCTGTCGCAGATTGACGAGCGCCTGGGCACGCTGAAGGAGCAGGCCAGCCGGGCGGCTACGGCGATCAACAAGATCGCCGGCAAGATTGACCCGTCGCTGGCCAACATCCTGCCGACCGGTGCGTTTGCCACGAACGGCACGCCGGCGAAAGAGGCGGTGAAGCCTTTCCCCCATCTGCTGATTATTCAGTCGCTGGACCCAAAGGCGCAGCCGTATTACTTCAACCTTGATACGGCGGCCTTTGATTCGCTGCGCCGCTCGACCGAATACCGATGGGCCTCCCAGGAGCGCCTGACGCGCCGTTCGGCCCAGCAGGCCGTGGGCATGGGTGACGAGAAAATCACGCTTAAGGGCGATATTTTCCCAGGCTACCGGGGCGGGCTGGAACAGCTCAACACGCTGCGCTCAATAGGATCCCAGCTCAAGCCGGTGACCCTCACCACGGGCTATGGCGTGGTGCTGGGCACCTGGTGCCTCAAGACCATTGACGAAGACCAAAGCGCACTGATGCAGGGCGGAATCCCGCGCAAACAGGCGTTTACCTTGGAGTTTGTGCGCTATGGCGACGACATGCAGAACATCTGACGGGGATCTGCTCGATACCATTTGCCATAACTTCTATGGCCATCTGGTGGGCAGTGTTGAGGCAGTGCTTGCGGCCAATCAGGGCCTGGCGGACGAGGATCAGCCTTACCGTGCTGGCGTGGTGATTGTCTTGCCGGATCTGCCAGGCCCTGTGGATGAGCAAGTGGCCTTGTGGGATTGATTCAGTTCTATCGGCTGCGCACTTGTTCCGTTACGCGTAACGCCTCCCTTTCCTAAAGCCCGCCCAGTGCGGGGTTTTATTGGCCAGTGCCCTATGACTCCCCAATTTAGAATCGTCGCGAACGGTTCCGACATTACGTCGCTGATTAACGATCGGCTTTTGCTGCTGCGCACCACGGACAAGCCCGGCATGGAGTCGGACGAGTTTGAGTTGCGCATTGATGATCGCGACGGCCTGGTAACGCTACCCAAGCGCGGCGCCGGCATCGAGGTCTACCTGGGCTATGCCGAAACGTCCCTGGTGCGCCTGGGTCGCTATGTGGTCGATGAAATCGAGGTTTCCGGGTCGCCGGACACCATCGTTATCCGGGGCAAGGCGAGCGACATGCGCGGCACTGGCAAGTCGATCCGCAGCGGCAGTTGGGAAGACGTGCCACTGTCGAAAATCGTTTCCGATATCGCAGCGCGCAATGGCTGGACGCCCGCCTGCACCATTGCCACGAAGGTCGCCCGGGCTGACCAGCTCCACGAGTCTGACTTCAGCTTTGTCACGCGCCTGGCTAAACAGTACGACTGCACCGCCAAGGTGGGCGACGGTAAGTTGATGGTTATGGAGCGCCAAGCGGGCCTGAGTGCCAGCGGCAAGGTGATTGGCGCGATCACCATCACGCGCAGCGACGTAAGCCGTTGGCAATTCCGCCTTGGCGACCGTAACACGCATAAGACCGTTGCGGCCAAGCATCAGGACAAGAAGACAGGCAAGTTATCGGTTGTATCCCTGGACAACGACGACGTGCCGGATGGCCTGCCGGCAGTGCATACCGACCGCCATATACACCCGAACAAGACCGCTGCCGAATCTGCTGCTAAGGCACGCTTAGCTGCATTCAATCGCTCCACCGCTGGCGTGCGCCTGGAGATGGACGGCCGCACGGATCTTTTCGCGGAGCGCTCTATCAACGCCCAGGGCTTTAAGTTGGGGCTCGATGGCGAGTACCTAGTGGATTCGGTGGAGCAGACATTCACCCAAGCCGGCTGGTCCACCACCGTCGAGTGCAACGGCGGCAAAAAGGGCAAGGCTAAAGCCAAGGGCAAGAAAACGAAGAAAGACGCGAAGCCCGTCAAGGTTGTAAGCCTGGCGTAGCGGCGCAACGCACCATCCATGTCTGCTGAGTGCGGACTATTCACGTTAGGAGCTCGTATGGCTATTACCCAGCAGCAGTTGCTGCAAATTCTTCCCAACGCCCGCCAAGTCGCGGGCGTTTTTGTTCCTGTGTTGAACACGGCCATGAGCCGCTACGGGATCGTCGGCCAACTACGTGTCGCCGCATTCATCGCTCAGGTTGGGCACGAGTCGGCCCAGTTGCGCCATGTTCGTGAAATTTGGGGTCCAACGACGCAGCAAGCTGGCTATGAGGGCCGGTCCGACCTGGGCAATGCCGAGAAGGGGGATGGCTCCAAGTACCGTGGGCGCGGCCTGATCCAAGTCACTGGCCGGGCGAACTACACCGCATGCGGCGAAGCACTGGGCCTCGACTTGATCGCACGGCCCGAGTTATTGGAGTTGCCACAGCACGCTACGATGTCGGCGGCGTGGTTCTGGTCAACCCGTGGGTTGAACACTTTGGCGGATCAGGGGCAGTTCGTGAAGATCACCCGGCGCATCAATGGTGGACTCACCGGGCAGGACGACCGGCAGGCTTTGTACGACAAAGCGCTGAAGGTGCTTGCATGACGCCAGTGCAGAATCTGGCTTGCGTGCTTGTGGCGATGGCGATTGCTTGTTTTTCGACATGGAAGGTGCAGGACTGGCGCTATGACGGAATCGTCGCCAGGCAGGCCGGTCTGTTCCAGGAAGATTTGAATCTGATCAGCGCGGCAGCTGCCAAGCAAGAAAAAGACGCTACCGATAGGCGTTTGGCCCTGGAGCAACGACTGGTGGGCCAAGATCAACAACACTCCCTGGAGCTATCCAATGCCCAACGTAACCAGGCTGCTCTACGTGATCGCCTTGCCACTGCTGATGTGCGGCTGTCAGTCCTTCTCGACGCCTCGGATACAGCATCTGGCTGCAACGTGCCTGCCGCCCCCGGCACCATCGGCGTGGTTCATGCAGCCCGTAGAGCCCAACTTGACCCAGCGCATGCTCAACGAATTATCGCCATCACCGATGCCGGCGACCAAGGACTGATAGCGCTGCGGGCATGCCAGGCGTACGTCAGGGCTTTGGCTCGGTAATTTTCTTCAGTTAGCCAAGCAACCGCTGATATTCCCTAAGTAAGCAATCGCGCTGTTCGGCACGAGCTTGATGTTGTGGATGCTGGGTATTGACTCCGCTTGTATGAGATCCTCAAGTTTCTGCCGCGCAATCCTCTACGCCTCATGCGATTTGAGATCGCAAGAGGCGATCACTCCGGCGCCGTTAGAACGGCCAGAGTCAGTTTGATGAATTCTTCGTTCTCATCGATGGTGTGTAGTGCGCCGCGTACGTTCTCCGCTACATCGGCGGAGCCGCGTTGCTCGATCCACTTCGATAGCTCCATGATGGAAGCCTCAAGGGCCAGCTGGTTTTCGTAAAGCTTAGAGAGCAGGGAAGGGATCAAGTCTGAGTTGGGCAT